GCTAGGCCGGTATTCGCCATGCCTGCATACTTGCCCATGTTTGCCCCAGGGTTCATTCCGGCTGCCAGTTGCCCGGCTTTGCTAAATCCAAGCCCCAAAATCCCCTGGGCCACGGGGTTACTTGTCAGCCCGGAGACAAGCCCGCCAACGACAGGTGACAGCATCGTCGTAGCAAAAGGCGCGTACGTCGAAACAAGCCCCTTGACGGTGGGGTTTCGATCCTTGTCGATTAACCCGCGTGAGAAAGCGTCAACATACGCCTCTTCCGGCATGTCAAGATCAGTCGGGGTGTCTCGCGCCCATCCCAGCCCTCGCGCCGCTTGGTCCATGAACCCACCATAAGCGTCTGTCAGCCCCTTGGCCTGATCGTCGCTTATCATCCCGGCGGCTGCGAGGTTCCCGAGCTGCCCGGCCTGCAGTGAATCAACCAGGCTCATCTGCACCTGTGGCGAATATGTGCTGGACTTGATATTTTTTGTGATTTGGGAGATTAGGCTGGCGGCTCTTGCCGTTTCTTTTGCCCTGCGCTGGTCGAATCTAGACTGTGCGTCTCGTGCGGCTACCTGCTGCGAGGCTCTTGCAAGCCCCATATTGTTATCCCTGGCATGTTGCGCAACTCCGTATGAGGTGGTCCATGAGCCTCCGTATCTACTGGGCGCTGACGTTCTGTTTCCTCTGGAATCGAACGTCCCCTCTGAACGTCCTATGGAATGGCCCACCGCCTCCGAACCGCCCCACGAGCTATCCACCCCCGAACTAGCGTTGTCACGACCTCCACCGCCTCCGGACATGCCGCCAAGACCTCCATCACCGCGGGATGGCCCCATGCCCCCGCCGCTCGTCGACCCGTCGTGCATGGAACACAACGCCACCGGCCCCTCATACTCGAATCTCTCTTCCTCGACCAACGCCTCTTCCGGGCAATCGCCCCAGAAGCGTGGATCGGTCATGTCATAGACTGCGCGTGTGATCACTCTCATCGTATATCGTCCTTGGTAATAATGCCCATGTCGATCAGGTCGCCAAGGGTCACGGCCTTGTTCATCTTGTCGCCGCGCACGCCCATCAGGGTTTCAAGCACCTCGCGCACGCGGGCGAGGAACCTTGCCAGCCCTGCGGGTGTGGTCGGCTCGAAGTCGGGAAATCCTGTAATCATGCGATCATCTCCGTGATTGATGTGCCCAGGCGGACCTGGGTGACGGGAAAATTGCCCTCGATCTGGAACTCAAACTCCCTGCCGACAAACCCGGTAGGCAGCCTGAATGGCCGATTATCCCTGATCGTCTGCGAAAACACCAGCCGACCGTCAACGTACAGGCGGAACATGATACCCGGACCGAGCATGGTTGTCAGGTCGCGCAGGGTATCCCCGTTAACGACCGTCTCGTTGAACATCACCTCGTTCAAGGCCCCCATGAGCCCCCCGGCGTCAATAATCGCCTGGTTCTCCGCCTTGAGCTCGTCGGTAACCAGCACCATCTGGGTGGCCTCGGCATAGGCGGCGACAACCTGGGCCGCTGACAGGTTGATGTTCGGGGAGATGGCAAACCGCTTGGACCGCCACCTGAAATAAAGGGTTCTGAAGATGTCGTCCGACTGCTCCCACCCGGCGATATATTGCGTACCCCCTGACTTGACGATCAGATACAGGGAGTTGTCAGCATCATCCACATACATGCCCGAACAGGACAGGGCGAGGGTGGTATGTCCGGACGCCTGGTGGCGGAAGTCGATGGCATGGCCCGTGGTTGCGCCTGAGCTGGTCGAGAAAAAGAGATATCTGCCGTCAACGGCAGCAGCCGTGATGGTTGCCGGGGTCAGCCCCACCCATTCGGCTTCGGAAAAAATAGATCCGGTCAGCAGAACGGCGGTCTGCCCGTTGCACAGATAGAGTCCGTCAGGTCCGGCAAAAAGCACCCCGGCCTCGGTGGACACGATAGATCGCTTGGACAGGCAGGGAACATTGCCCGGAAGTCGGACAACACTCATTGATTCCGGAGCGGAGCCGGACATGACGTACACCGGCCCCTTGGTGAGCACGACAATCGAGGTTCCCACAACACCGAGTCCCACGATATCGAACGGGACCATATAACTATGCGCATCGGGATAGGCGTAGGGGATGGCCGGTTCGGAGAGTCGGACGGATCGCCCGGTAAACCCGGCCAGTATCGACCCGGGCAGAGCTGTCAGCCCTTTGAGCGTTTCAGGCGGGGGAAGATAGGTTTCGGTTTGCAGGGTATCGCCGGAGGTGGCCGACATGGTGTCCGAGTACGAGGTCGCCGGATCGATCTCAGCCACAAACTCGTACTCGGCAGTACCCGAAGATCCGGAGATGAGCCTGTAAATGCGCATCTTTGTGATCCCGTAGCCTGTCGGGGGCGTAGTCATCCCGGTTATCTCGGCGGTATCTCCATCGCAGATCTCGACAACGGTCGAGGGAGCCGAGTTGGCCCCCTCCCATCCCTGGGCGTTGACATAGGTGTACACGTGCGACACCTGCTGCGGATTCTCCGTCCCGGACCCGGACTTTGCCGTTGCGGGCGCGGTCGCAGGAACCGGCAGCCCCAGCGGGAAAACATCCCCGTTTTTTGTCCGATACTTGGGCGATCCGTCCCCGGTGTACATCAGGATATCGAGGTCGTCCTCGGCCAGCAGCGACCGCACGCAATCAACATCCGTGTTCCACGCCAGCCATTCATCGCGGTATTTCCAAACCGTCAGCGCCGTACCCGTTGCTGCAACCCCTTCCACCTGCGTCCACCCGGCCCAGGGTCGGAGCTCTCCCGACCAGAGCTTGCAGTTTTCAGCCACCTGGGCCTCGGACACCTCAAGGGCGCCGGGCGCGGTGACGGGCCGCGTACCTGAAAAACCTGGTCCTATGACAATCTGCATACCTAGACCGCCTCGATAGATATGGTCCCAATATCCACGCCAGTGGCTGAATCCGCTGTCACTGCGTGGGCTGCGGTGTCCGCACTCGTGGCTGAATCCGCTGTCACTGCGTGGGCTGCGGTGTCCGCACTCGTGGCTGAATCCGCTGTCACTGCGTGGGCTGCGGTGTCCGCTACGTCCGCGCTGGCTGCCCGGCCATAGTATTTGGGCGACGCCGAGACAGCCCCGCCCACCTCCACGGCGGCGAGCCCGGCATCGACAACCGCGTTCTCGACAACGACCGTAGTGGCATCGTCGTCAACAGAGTATGTCGAGGAGACGATATAGCCATCATCATTGGCCGTCTGCCACAGCCTGATGGCCCGATAGGTGTGATACCGCGCTGTCTTGTCACCCGCCACAACCAGGGTATCCGCGCCCACATACGAGACAGCAGCGTCTTCCCTGATCCACCAGACATCCATCAGCCCGGTTATACTCTCGGCGGTCACGCGGAGTTCCACCGGAGTGCCCTTGGAAAATGCCAGTGCGGCTGTCGATCCCTGGGCCCGCTCGATGGTGAACGTATCTCCCACCCGGGCCGTGACCTTGACGATCTCGTACCGCTTGAGCACGTCCACCAGGGTCAGAAAAAAATAGTCGTCGTACACGCTGATGGCAGGGAAACGACCCCCCTGGCCAGACTCCAGCTCAAGCGACGTGGCCGTGTCGGAGATGCCGCTGGCCAGCACCCCGCTTGCATTATCTGACATCAAAGGTCTTCCCATACACACCTCACGTAAACGTATAGTATCTGTCTATTTTCTTGATAATTGCAAAAAACGGCAGCTCATGGGCATACCGCTCAATCTGGTCAATCAGCACATCCGAGCCCGTGAAAAACACCTTCCGGTCCTCGGAGCCGGGCTGGCTGAACTGGATGGTCAGACACTTTCCCGACTTGTTCTTGTTTTTGTACTTACTCTCGCTGGTGCGGTAGTCGATGACAAGGATCTCGTGGTTGAGCACCGCATCCAGGCGGACCTTGTCGCCGTCAAGCGGCCCCTCCTCCTCGGCAAACTCGCTAAACCGCTTGGGATGCGCAGATAGTGTCGATGTCATCCTGAATCTCCTGCAAACAAACCGACAATCGGAAATGGTAGCTATTGGCCCATTTGAGCCATCCCCATGTAGAGGCGACCGACGAACGGTACCTTTCAAGGGTAATGGCGCCCTTGCTGTACAGCTCTGGCAGCCGCACCAGCCGCCGCCTGACCCTGCGCGCCGTTGATTTACGAAGCAGAATCTTGTTGGGAAAATGGCGGTATCCCAAGAAATCAACCCCCTGTGTGACCGGTGCGATATCGCAGCGGCTGTATGTCAAACCCAGTCGGTCGCCGATATATCCACGGATAACCTCCCGGGCATCCCGCAGCACCGCCTTTGAATCGTCGAACAGGATAAAGTCGTCGCAGTAGCGCACATATCCCTTGATCCGCAGCCGATGTTTGACCAGCATGTCCACCTCATTGAGATACAGGTTCCCCTTCCATTGCGAGGTATAGTTCCCGATAGGCACATTCTTGCCCCCGGGCAGTGCGTAGATGATGCGACCAAGCAGATCCAGCGTGCGCTGACACTTGATCTTGCGCTTGATGATCGCAAACAAGATGTCGTGAACCATGGACGGATAAAACTTGGAGATGTCGCATTTGAGAAAATACCTGAACCGCCTGACAAATTCCATGGTCTTGCGACTGCCCGCGTGCAGGCCGCGCCCCGGTATGCACGCATACGACTCGTTGATAAAAAGAGGCGTCCAGATCGGCTCAAGGATATTCATGATGGCGTGCTGCACAATCCTGTCGGGATAAAACGGAAGAATATAGATATCCCGCGTTTTCGGCTCGTAGATGGTCCTGACCCTGTACGGCGATGTCTGAAACCGGCCCGACACAAGCTCCTCGCGCAGCTGCTCCATGCGGTCGGCACAATGAGTTTCCACCGCCTGCACCGTGCGCTGCCACCCTTTGCCCTTTTTGGCCCGGGCAAATCCGGCATGCAGGTTCTCGGGAGAGACGATCCGGTCAAACAGGTTGCCGTGACGTTTCACTGCATATCCTCGTTTGTTTTTGGGCGGTCAGACGTTCGCCGGACTGCACTACTAGCCTGGCCGCCCCTCCGTCGGGTATTTTGCCTGTCGGTCGTGAGACCTACCGGGCAGGGTCGATGTGCCCAGCCGTGGAGTTGTGTGGCAAACAGTCAAAAAAAACTGACCATCCGCAAGCCGCATCGCTCCTCGTATCCGTGACCCCGCGCACCCCGTGATTCGCATTCAGATTGAGCGGCGAATTATTCCAATTCGAGCTGCGGGACCCGCAAGACGCGCCATGGGCCCAATTGCCGCCAAAAAGCGCACGGGAGGCACACCCACCAAAAGTATAAACCGTAGAGTAAAAAAACCGCCGACCGATTAGCGGCCTCCGGCCAACGGCTCCGCGACCCCGCGCACCCCGCGATACGCAATCAGAGCGAGCGGCGAATAATACCAATGCGAGCTGCGGGACCCGCAACCCGCGCCACCGCCCCAAGCGCCGCCAAAAAGCGCACGGTTCGGGGCTAGATAATGCTGACCAGCAACGCCCGTGTCATTTCCGTCGTAGGCATTTTCCCATGACGTAGTGCCACCGGCTCCCGCCTCGATCCCCCATTGCCAGAGCGCACCGCAGCAGTCCTCAGCCCCGTGGTTGGAGATCATCCTCCGGCCTGTCGTGTCCACATGCCCCCCGGTCGTGACCGGGTCTGCGGACTCAACAATATTGGTACCCTGGTTGGAGCCCAGAGATAGGGACACAAACTCGCCTTGAAAGGGCATCCTGTTGCCGATGCGCCGGAGCCATTGGTCAAATTTATACCAATGGAACGTCTCTGAGCTGGCTCCGTCTGCGATTACTCCGTTATACACAGAGACGAGTTCCCCGCCCGACACGCTGGCAAGGTATATCATGGCCCATATCCCGGAATCCGGGTCGTAAAACCGGCCCTCAACAGGGCCATGTGGACGATGGTTCAGGCACCAGACCGAGCGCGGCAGTACATCTCCGGCAACAAAGCCGGAAAGATCGTGACCAGCTATCGTCCCAACTCCAAGACAGAGAGTATGATACCCACCGATCTTGCGTGAGTTGTCCGTGTTATATCCCGACGGGTAGGTAGCGTTTGCAGATTCCTTGATGGTCGCATCCAGACCGTCTGCCGTACAAAGATACACGTAATAATCCTTGCCCGGCTCAAGGGCGCCTGTGTCAAGTTTGGAGCCTACCACCCATGTGATATCGGCATCTGTCTCAAACAGGCTGTAGTCAGTCCCGTTGTACAGAATTGCGAACTGGGTGTTTTTTGCCAGTACCATGTTTTTCCCGTCCGTACATGTCAGATACGGAGAGGACAACGCGCGCATGTCAGGCGCCAGGCGGGAGATCGGTTTAATTGCCATTGATGATACCCTCCACTTCTGCAACGTCGGTAAAACCCAGCCGGTAGATGCGCGAGTTTGGATCTTCAACCAACTCCTGCTGAATATATCTCACGGTATCAGTCATCTCGTCCTGCATGGTATACACCCGGTGGGTCGCATCGGTTATCCCGTCCGCCTCGGACGCCACCTGCCCGGTCGGTCGCCAATAGTTGAGTTCCTTGGGATCGATGATCCCCTGGAGAAAGGCTTTAACCTCGTCCGGATAATCAGGCAGCAGGTTCATGATATCCGCCTTGGTGTTGATGTATTTTGGAAAACCTCTCATTTACGCGATACCTCCGATAGTAAAATCATTGTAATACGCCTCAACCAGATCCTGAGCATCCTCGGCCTTGCCTTGAGCGATGATCGCTGCATCCCGCGCCCCCTCACTCGCAAGCTGGGCCGCTTCTGCAAAACCCTGGGCCTCTTCGGCCAGCCCTTGCGCGTCTTCGGCATGACCCTTTGCGATCACCGCCGCATCCTTGGCCGCAACCGCCAGATCCACCTGGGTGCCACCCTCTGTGGTGACCCGGCCCACCTGGGTATCCCCCTCGGCGGTCACACGCGCATCCTGGGTATCCCCTTCAGCAGACACACGCGCCACCTGGGCATCGCCCTGGGAGGTAACCGCTGCCGTCTCCGTGTCGCCCTGCGAAGCGACCCGCGCCACCTGGGTGTTTCCGGCAAGAGTCACCCCGTCAAGAATGTCCTGGGCATCGTTTCTGGCCTGTTCGCTGCCACTCTGTGCCTCTTCGGCCAGCCTTTGCGCGTCTTCGGCCAGACCCTGGGCCGTTTCTGCCAGCCCCTGGGCGGCCTCTGCACCGGACCGGGCAGCTATCGCACCGGTTTTTGCCTCGGTCGCCAAAGCCACCTGGGACGACCCCTCTGTGGCCACACGAACCACTTGCGTGTCACCCTCTGTGGTCACCCGAACCGACTGCTCATACCCCTTGTCAACAATCCGGCTCACCTGGGTATCGCCCTCGGCGATCACGGACGTGATCAGGATCGTTCCGGCCCCGCGCAGGTCGTACCGGTCCAGATCGCAGATCTCTTCGAGATTGCAGTTTGAATTGGGTACGACCGCGTACACGCGCACGGTCTTTGTCGGGGTGATGATCTTGAACAGATATTCCGAGCCCTCGGAGCCGAGCTCGTTGGGAAAAACGTCGAGCACGGCGGTGCCTGTCGCGTCCGTGTCCGCCTCGTACTGTCGGGGAACAATATAGCCGTTGTACCGCTCAATGGTCTGTAGCTTGGCCAGTACCTTGGCCCCGGAAACAGGCTTTCCGGCCTGGTCCCTGACCCGTGCGGTAACGGAAACGGTAGGTATGTCTGCCATGGGATATCCTTACAAAAAAAAATCAGACGAACCGGACGGGCCGGACGCTGAGGGTTGCTGTCTGTCGGCCCGAACGGACCGTATCGATCTTTGCCCGGGCCACGCCGGAACAAAACTGCGCATAGTGAAACGAGGCCGACTGAGGATTCCCCCATGTTTTGGTGGGATTGGTCTGTAGCCGATACAGCGCGCCATGGGCCACGGTGTCGGAGTAGTTGGAAACGATCCAGTCGGGGAGCTCTGCGGCCTGGCGCGTGGGCCGAAGCGCCACCGTCACCTGACCCGTGCATTGTCGGCTGGTCGGCGCGGCAAGCTGGACGGTCAGCCCGTCCAGAGAGACGGACGCATCCCGACCCAGAACCAGCTTCTGGCCGTCAACCGTACAGGCGATCAAACGGGATATTTCCGAATGGGCAGGAATGTCGTCGATATCCATCTCCTCGGCCCCCTCGAAAAGGAGGGTCGAATCGGACATGTGTCGCCACACCAGCGACTGGTTGCACAGCTCGCGGCAGGCCCACACAATGGCCGTCAGCATGACTTGCTTTGGCGCGTCGGATACCTCGATGCGCACCTCGGGCAAAAAATCGGCATAGATGGCCATTACGCACCCACCCCCTTGACCTGTACCGGAAAGAACAGGTCGGCTTTCAGTTTAACGCCCAGGGATTGATAAAAGGCCGTGGCGCAATGCTGGGCCCGCGCGTAATTTGCGTCCGAATTGTCGCCCGCGTAGATCAGATAGAGCATCCACTGCTGCACGGGTCCGGCAAAGGTGTCCGGAATGGGCAGGGGATCTGACGGAGAGACAATGATGTCCGGCTCCGAGGAGTAGGTGACCTCCACGTATGTCCGCTCGGACAACGAGGGGGAGACATAGTAAACCTGCGGATTGAGCAGCTTGTCATAGGCGTAGTTGTCCACCTCTGTCCCGGTGATGTTCCAGTCGTAGGCGCCCATGGCCTCACGTGTGACCTTGAAGCACGGCTCGCCGGGCACGGTCCCGTCAGCTCCCATGTTCTGGATCACCTCAAGCAGGGACAGGGCGTTTTTCGACGCCCCGTGCACAACCACGGAAGGAATGGTCTGCCTGGACCCGATTTCGAGCTGGATGGCCTCGGTCACTGCCGTGGCATCGGGCCGGTTCTGGACGATCTCGCGCAGGGCGGCATTGGCCAGATCCACCAGCGTGATCCCGCCCTCTGACGACTCCCACGGCCACCGTCTGGCCTCGC